AACTTTCTGGACTCTTCCCACAAATTGGTGGAACATATGACTACCTTTTGAATATTAGAACCGTTCAGTACACGGATGAGAGTGTTCGCGAACTTCTCAAAGAATCCGAACAGGCGAAAAGGGATCTCGAGATTATGAAGTCTACTACAGCTATGAACATGTGGAAGAATGATATTAAAAATATATAAACAATAGATAAGTATGGGTGAAGCTGCTAAGATTTCTCTCAAAGCTATTGGAAAGCAGGATATACACCTTCTTTCCAAAGACCCAGAAGACTCATTCTTTAAGGATCGAGATATGACACGACACTCCGAATTTAGGAAGTATCACAGAAGTCGTAACGTGATTAATCCCGGACAAATATCCGGGTGGCCGTTTGGACAAACAATCAAAGTTCAATTCAATCCTCAAAATATGGGTGATCTTTTGAGTAACATGTGGTTGAGTATTACCATGCCGGGCCTCTCAGATTTTGGGGGTGGAAAAAACTATGCAGACCAACTCGGTCGACACATTCTTAAAAGTGTCACGATGTTTGTTGATGAGTTAGAGGTGGAAAAAATACATGATGACTGGGGCGTCATATATGATGAACTTTATTTAGAAATGTCTGAGAAGGTGGCAAATAGGTTTCTTGTTAATAGAAGTATAGGTTATGATGATTCAACGTTGGATAACTTTGACGACTATGCACAATATTCATCCGACCTCGTGATACCCCTACACTTCTTCTTTTCGAGGAAGTATGCGAGTGATGAATATTCATCAAATAAACCAAATCGCCCATACTTTCCGGTATGTGCAGTACACCGTCAAAAAATAGAATTCGAGTTGGAGTTTCACCCACAAACCTTTTTTACAGATACGGGAACTATTCTCTCACTCCCAGAATTTAGACTCGTCACCGAAGAAATAACTGTGAGCCCGGAAGAACGACAGTACCTAGCGAGTGAACCCCAGACATTCATAACAGATATCGTACGCAGACATCCTAGTATAATCAGTGATGTAAATAAAGATATTATCAAAAATAACCTCGTACCGAATATTCCAGTAAAATGTATTCATTGGTTTTTAAGAAACACGGAATTTGAAGATGGGACTGATTCAACGGGGGGTAAAGCTTTACAAGAAGAAAAATATTATCAAAATCGATTCAATTTTTCATCTAATGTAAATTTCGACGAGGTACAAACATTCTTTCATCCCATCATGAGTGAAGCGAGTTTTAATATCAACGGAAATAAATTACCAAACGTTTCAAACACAAATCATAATTATTACAAATATCTAATTCCGTATAAGAATAGACTTTCAAGACCTATACGTAATGTATACACTTATAGTTTCTCGATGAATCCGATTAATGTGGAGCCATCGGGGAACCTGGATTTCAGTCAAATACAATCTGATAAGACTTCTATAGAAGTAAAACTAGATACTTCGAGTGGTTCACTTGTTGATATAGTCAATAAAACATATTCACTTCAGATGTATTATACAGGATATCAAACATATGTTTTTGACAAGGGTTTTATGTCACTTGCTTACTAAAAAGTGAATTCTTATTGTTTGAAATATACTCGATAATATTATTCTTAATACACCATTTGATGAAATTTAACTGCGCGAGCGTTGTATGAATTTCATGAGATGTACCCGGAATAGTATATGCAAACTTTTGAGACCTACAAAAAGGGTCAAAAAGTTTTTTGGAGTATCCATCAAGACTGCTTTTGTACGCGCAGTGTACGGTAAAGAGTTTACCGTCGGTGGTAGTATAAGATGTGTTATTTTTTTTCGCATAATTTGTGATGAACCATTCTAGATTTCTAAGTGAAATACCACTCGTTTTATCTAGAATATTCATTAATTTAGTTCGATTCCTTTCGTCTCCATAAAAGCCGTTTATTGATGTTAGTAGAATAGTCGATTTGCTCATATATTATAATATTCCCAAATCTCTAAGCTCTGATTGAGCTTCTCTAACTTCATTACATGCACTTGTAAAATGATCACCACTTTGAAGAACGCGTTTCTGAATACGTTCACCTTGGTCTTTATGAAATTTACAATATCCACCAAATTTACCCCTAAAACTACATCTCCGGTTTTCTCCGTCAGAATCTTTTACGATTCCTTTACAGATATTAGTGTTACGTGCTTCATCGGCATCACGCAAAAGTAAATCCAGAGGCACCGCATGTTTCTTGTGAATAAATTCAAGAATTTTACTCATCTCTTCGGAAGTTGTTTGAGATAGTTCATCGTCAACCCTTTCGTGGATGACTTCATCGACTGCGTCTTCTATGAGAGAAGGAAGTTGTTCCGATACTAACTTTCTGATATTTTCTGTGACGATTTTAACAATTTTCTTGGCACTCATATCTTACTTGTACCTTGCGTGTAGTTTTTAAATAAGTCTTCAACCGAGTTTTGTTTTTGTCTAAACATTTTAATACGATCCCTTAATACCAACGCCGTGCCTTCGCTACTGATATTGTTCTTTTCACATTCTTCAATCAATTGTTCCTTTTTCATACCACTCAAGGCTGGGCCGGTGACTTTCTTTGGTGGTTTATACTGTTCAATAATTTCACCAAAAATTTCTTGTTTGGTATTGTCATACAGTGGGTCGAGTAAATCACATACAGGGTTCAGAAACTTATTCACAAAATAATAGTGGTAATCGACGGGTATACCATGCTCTTCTACGTATTTAGGATCTTCAGATTTCTCGAATGCTTTCGCTTTAGGGTTATCTGTTTTTGTGAGCAAATATGGTACACGATCACCAGATTGTGGCTCTGATCCAGGCTTTCTTTGTCTCATTTTGTTTACGACTTGAACGTGTGCCTGATTTATATGAATACTCTCCGGACTGTTAATAGAAACACTCTTTCCACCAACTTTGTAGCTATCGGACAGAGACTGACTTAAGATGAGTTTGTCGTTTGAAATTTCACCACCCAAGAGTTCATTCGCGCGTTTTATCGCGAGGTCTCTCGGTGGTCCGGGATCCCCAGATGTTAGTACTACATCAAGTAATTCTTTACATACTTCTCTCATATGTGGTGTGTTATCACGGCGAACAAGTTGTAGGCCTTTTACATCCACATAGTCCATGTGCATTTGGTCGTCTTTACCCTTTGTCCATAACTTAGCAGCGTAGCGCTTCTTTGAATACAAAAAATATGGCCAATAAACTTTCTCTAACTCAAGATTGTTAGGCTTCTTGAAGAGGGCTGAGCACTCCTCCGCAGCTCGTTCTCCAATCTCCCAACTATATTCGATGGCTTCTACACCCTTACGGTCCCCTACATCAAACTCAACCATAACTGAATCCGTGTCACCGTATCTTACCTTTGAACCGGGGAAGTTTGCCTCAACATAAGTCTTCGTTTCTTCAATCATACCCCGACCCCTACACGTCGTCGTAGATGCTATAGGTACACATGGTAAAATACCTTTACCTGCACCTGTAAACCCATACACAGAGTTCATCGAAACTTTATAGGCTAACTGTTTACCATTATACACCTCCTTCATATAACCTGTTGCAGCTGCCATGTCTCTTTTGGCTTTTTTACGAAACTGTTTAAGCTCCATAAGAATGGCTGGTAATAGACTCGGTACATCTTGTGCAAACTTGTACGTCTTATTTCCAATGTTAAATGTTTCGTATGTAATTCCAGGGATCTTACCATATCGTCGCTCATCCATGACGTATGTAGAATAACAGAGGTTGTGGGCCATCATGATACTCGGGTACAGAGCCTCAAAATCTAGGGCTGTGATTGGAGTGTAATATGCACCCTTTTGGGCTTCTAGAACCGTTGCACCTTCATATTGCTCTTCAGGGAGAGACCCATATTTAATCGTTGGTACCATGTAACCCAATTCACGGGCCTTTTTAGACAACTGACTAAATACCTTGATTTGCTGCCCACGTTCAACCAAAAAAGATAGAGGTACCCATGTTGCCTTTGCCATCTCTACAAGGTTTAGTAGGATGCACATCTTTTTCATTAGTTTGTGTGGGAGAAGTGTATCCTTGATACAGTATTCTGCCACTTCGTATAACTTTTTAGGATCACCTTCTACAAAACGAGCAAACATTTCTTTGGGAGCCATATCAATTTTTTGATCACCGAGATACAGTTTAGAAACGTTGTTGAGACTATACGAATCTAACTTGTATCCCTTTTTAACCTCGTGAAACATATCGAATACAAAACGCCCAGGCATAGGTAAAAGTTTTAGGAAATTGTCACCCAACGCACTTGAACTTAATTTTTTCATCACCAAGTGGCACTCTGTATCCTTGAGTTTACCAAGCTGATAAAAATCAATCCCACATCCAACCATAGCAGCACGTTTGTAAATGTATTCTAAATCAAATCCAAAAATATTCCACCCAGTGAGAATGTCAATATCTTTTTCGTTCATATATTTTTTAAACGCTAAAAGCATTTCTTTTTCAGTATCAAAACTAATAACATCAGGTCCATCAGTCTTTTTGTAGCATAAACATACTTTCTCATACGGTTCGTCACTACCAAACTTACATAAGGAGATTGCGATTTGGAAGCATGCATCATCGGGGACGTTTGGATCTGGAAATTTCCCAGTAGAACTATTACACTCAATATCAAACGAGGCAACGATAAATGGGGCAATATCATCTCGTTCGACCGGTTTAAGTGTTGCCCAGTCATTACACCACAAATCGATGTCAGTTTTAGCCAGGTGAGAACGAACACATGTGTCACCAGTATCCAACCAACCTGTGGATTGGATTCCCGTTCTATGCATAAGTCTCAGGACAGGGTCAATATTTGATTCATAGACGTGATATTGTTTGAAATCGTTGTTATACATGAAAATTGAATTAACTTTTCGTCTGTGTTCAAGTGATTTAAAATTGAGATGCATAAAATGAAATTCTTCGTTATTTTGAAATCCCCAGACGTCCTTCTGTTTCGTCAAACTATAACTAGTTACATGGTCTCGTTTTAATCTGCATATGTCATTGTAAAGACGATTAACATCCTGGTCTGTTGTACCCCTTGGGAGCTTCACAAAAAAGTATGGATCGAATGTTGTTGTTACACAGACCGATTTACCATTTTCAGTCTTACCAAAAATACTGATTTGATGTTCACCTTCAACATCCCGTGCCTCCCATGTCAACGCTTGGAATACTACCATATGTATACTATGAGCCAAAATTTTAATATCATTTATTAATAAATGTCTGCTGCTTTGATCGAACTCGTTTCGGTGGGTGCCCAGGATGTTTTCATCACGGGTGATCCTCAGGTCAGCTTTTTCCGTCAAAACTACAAGCGCCATACAAACTTCGCCATGAAGCCCGAGCGTATGGATTACATCGGCACCTTCGGTGCTAATAACGAAATTACCATTCCTATTCGTTCTAAGGGTGACCTCATGAGTTATATTTGGATCGAGGCTACCAATATCGCGAGTGTACAAAACAACACTGCTGGTCTCTTTTCTCAAAATGCCTCTAACCCAACCGAATTCAGTCTTTATATTGGTGGTCAGAAGGTGTCTCAACTCGATTCTCTCTTTATTCAGGGTGTACACAACCCCTTGTTACGCGACAGCGCGGCCAAGGCTTCTTACGCTGTAACCACTAATAACAAGAAGGCTAATCATGGTGGTGACCATTATATCATTCCTTTCTTCTTTGGCGAGGATTACACCAAGTCTCTCCCATTAGTGGGTCTCCAATATCATGATGTTGAGATACGTATTAAATGTAGGGATGGATTTACCCCTGATTCCACTCCTAAGGTTTGGGGTAACTATGTGTATTTAGACACTGATGAGCGCAAATTCTTCACCGATAACGAACA